ATTGGGCACTGGTTGCCATTGATCCACAGAGCGGATGGGTGAAAGAATGAGCGACATCTCATTCCCGTTTATCCTGATGATTCATTACGTAGCAGACTTCCGGATGCAATCAAGGCACATCGCCGAGACAAAGTCCAAATGCAACAAGTCTCTGTCTATACACGTCCTGTTATACGTGGCTACCTTCCTCATTGCAGGTTTAGTACACTTTGTAACGGGGAACAATGTAGATGTCTGGAAGTTTTCCAAATATGTGATTATCAATGGTCTACTGCACTGGTTGACCGACTACATCACTAGCAGGGAAACCACCAAGGCATACCAGAACGGTGACATGGAGAAGTTCTGGAACATCATCGGGTTTGATCAACTCATACACGGTGTTACGCTGTACATGACATGGGAGATATTGAAATGACACTAAAAGACATTCAGGATACGTTCCGAGCATTGCCGACGTATCAAAACGTAGACCTTACGCAGTTTCAGATGTACGCTCGGCAACTCGTCTGGATGCAGCGACAATGGATGCTTGAAAACAAAGACCCTAAAGATGAAATGACCGTTTCATACTTGGACAGGACATTGAGCATTGAGCGCATCAATAGCACACACTGGAATCTTGTATACCGACAAGCTGAGTTTCCATGTGGCAACATCTTCACAATGCCTTTGTACACGAATGAAATCGCACCTGAACTCTTGATTACAGATGCTGCAACTGAACTACACGCACTGATTGAAAAGCTGGTGGAAGGATGATTACCTTTGACCCTTCACGTATTGACCCGGCAAGCGTCTTGCTCGGTGCTTTTGCTTGGTGGTTCTGGTCTAAATATATATTCCAAGTAATCTGTGTTTGGATTATCATTCCGCTTGGTTCCATCATGACAAACAAATCAAGGGAAAGCGTCATCATTGCAGGGATGGAACACACGAAGAAAAGGCTTGAAACCCTTCTACCTCATTGGACGGTCAAGCCATGATAATCTTCATCCTTGGTATCCTGCTCGGCGCTGGGTGCTTGGCTGTCTACAATGAGATGTACACAAGATGGCTATACGCTGATGTCAAGCGCAGGGCGAAGGCTCACGGTATTGATGAAGACCGGATGAAGGCTGCCGTCATCAAAATCACACAAGAGAAAATCGAGGCGGGATGGAATGGCAAGTAGAGTAATCAACAAGGGGATTGAGCAGGTTTCTATAGACCTGCTCAAGCACCACCCACGCAACGCTAACCACGGGGATGTAGAAGCCATCAAGAAGTCACTAGCAGTCAATGGCTGGTACGGCTCTGTGGTGGCTAACCTGACAACAAAGCACATCCTAGCGGGAAATCATCGGGTGATGGCTGCCAAGGCTTTAGGCTGGGAAACCGTACCTGTGCAGTGGGTTGACGTTACACCCGAAGAAGAGCTGCGGATTCTTGTAGTAGACAACCGGACAACTCGTATCGGACAAGATGACACAACCAAGATAACCGACATCCTGGCCGAACTTGCTAACACGCCTATCGGCTTGGACGGTACGGGATACTCGGCAGTTGACCTTGATGCGCTGATTGATTCCTTGACAGGGACAGGTGAGCCGGAGGAACTGCTAACCGATCCGGATGAAGTGCCGGAGGTAGTCGAGACACGATGCCAGCCAGGAGACCTTTGGATTCTTGGTAGCCATCGTTTGCTCTGCGGGGACAGCACCAAGGTAGATGATGTTGAGAGGCTGATGTGTGGTGCTAAAGCCGACATGATGTTTACCGACCCACCGTATGGCGTAAATTACGAAGGTGGACATTTTCACAGCGGAGATGTCAACATCAAGCGCAAGCGGGAGAAACTCAATGATGACGATTCCACGGTCATCTATTCAGACTTCTTGCCGGTGGCGTTGGCTTATGTTGATGGGCCTTGCTATATGTGGTTCGCTGACTCAAAGGCAAGAGACGTATACAACGCAGTGCATGACAACGGATGCGAGGTACACGCTCTTATAATCTGGCATAAGACAAACGCAACCTATGCCGCCATGAATGCTCAGTACAAACAACGGCATGAACCATGCCTGTATTTCAAGCCTAAAGGCTCAACACTTAGATGGTGCGGAGAGACCACCGAAGCCACGGTCTGGAATCAAGACCGAGACGGCATCAACGAGTTTCACCCTACTCAGAAGCCGGTAGCATTGGCACTCAAGGCAATCGGTAACCATGACGCAAAGACAGTCCTTGAAATGTTTACAGGGTCTGGTTCAACACTGCTTGCAGCTGAACAGTTGGGGCGCAAATGCTACGGGATGGAGATAAGCCCTAAGTACTGCGATGTGATCATTCAGCGATGGGAAAACGCTACAGGCAAGAAGGCGGTACTAGATGGCAGGTAGACCAAGCAAGTACGGCGAGGAAACAACAACCCGTATTACACAAGCACTTAGGGCAGGCAATACACGAAGGGCTTCATGTGGATACGCTGGAATCTCAGAAGATACCTTTGCAAACTGGCTTGCTGATAAGTCGGAATTTGCGGAGGCTGTAAAAAAGGCAGAGTCTGATGCTGAGGTTCGCAACGTTGCAATCATTCAAAAGGCAGCTGATACCACTTGGCAGGCGGCGGCATGGTGGCTTGAACGCAAGCACAAGGCAGAGTGGAGTAGCCGGGTAGAACAGACCGGCGCAGATGGTAGCCCGGTCAAGGTGATTGTGGAGTACGCTGACAAGGCAACGGATGCCTGATATCCGGCTTGTTCTACCAAGACCGCATGAAGCCCAGCAGGTCATTCTAAAGGAAGCCAAGCGGTACAACGTGCTTGCCTGTGGGAGACGTTTTGGTAAAACAACGCTTGGCGGTAATTTACTTTCAGACCCTATCCTAAAAGATGCACTCCCCTGTGCTTGGTTTGCACCTACCTACCGCTTGCTGGAGGAGGCATACAACGATCATAAGCGCATTTACCAGCCTGTGATACGGCGAGCTGTGCAGACACCTGCACCACGCATAGAACTGATTACCGGGGCTGCTATTGATTACTGGACTTTGGATGACCCTAGCACGGTTGCCCGTGGAAGAAAGTACAAGCGGGTAATCATTGACGAAGCCGCCATGGCAAGGCATCTAGAACAAGCCTGGACTGAAGCCATCCGCCCAACCTTGACAGACTTCAAAGGCGATGCTTTCTTTCTCAGCACTCCCAAGGGCTCTAACTATTTCAAGACCCTATACGGCATGGCCGGTGTAGATGATGACTGGATGGCATGGCAGATGCCTACCACGGCTAACCCGTGGATAGATGCTGACGAAGTAGCCAAGGCGGGGGAGTCACTGCCATCGATCGCGTTTCGACAAGAGTACCTAGCCGAGTTCGTGGATGCCGCTGGCGCACGAATCAAGCGGGAGTGGTTGCGCTTCGGTGATGCCCCTGACGGGTTGCCGGTCTACCTTGGCGTTGACCTTGCTATCTCAACCAAAGCTGAGGCAGACTACACCGCCGTGGTAGCTCTGAGCCGTGGTGATGATGGCACGATCTACGTGCTGGATGTGAACCGGACACGCGCAGACTTTGCCAGCGTCCTGCGCTTCATCGAGGCAATGGCGGAGAAGTGGGAACCGGTTATGATAGGCATCGAGCAGGTGCAGTATCAGGCCGCTGTCGTGCAGGAGCTCATGAGGCGCACAAAACTGCCTATCCGGGGGATACGTCCAGACCGCGACAAGATAACCCGCTTTGGCCCTCTGGAAGCCCGGTACGAGCAAGGGCAGGTTATCCATACTGAAGGGTTGCCACCATACTGGCAGGATGAGTTGCTATCCTTCCCGGTTGGTCGGCATGATGACGTGGTAGACGCAATGGCATACGCTTGGCAGGTGATCGGACAGCGCAAAGGATGGGGTGCGGTCTAAAAATATATCTCTTATATCCTTGCAGTGTATGCATGTATATACATATACTCACGAGTAAGTAAGGGAGATATGTGTAATGATTGTAAATATCCAAGATGACCCTACGGGTCGCGTTGTGGCTCCTATCAAGCCATCAGTAGAGCCGGAGACGTTCCAGACAGATCAGGACTTTCAGACATACCTGTCGGAGTTTGAGTCAGTCAAGACAGAACTGTTCAAGCACTACAGTGAGACCATAAAGGTTAAGAATACATTTGCTGGCCATTCTCTATCATTAGAGGCACCGCATCCAATGCTTTCGACTGAAGGCGTACAGATGCGATACAAGAAAAAAGGCACAATCATGGGATGTGTTGCATTTGAGCCAGAAGGGCTAGATGTAGCTGCATATGCGCTCACCGCATTCAGGATGGAAATGTTTGACCGACTGGCACGCTTGACGGAAATGCGCGTTAAGAAAAACCTTCAAAGCCTTGCCACACTCAAGCCACTTGGAAAAGCACTTACGATACCGGATGGTCAGAAACTATTTGATGAACTGAAAGACCTGGTGTTCAGCTGGTACTACAAGCGACCAAGGCAAATCACACCAGAAAATCAACACTTTAGCATCGAAACAAGATTCGAAGAAACTGGTGCGTTTGATGAGGACGGAGATCCAGTGTCCATCATGATGGTTGACGTGAAATTTCATCACTGGACATTTTCAATGAAGCAGTTTGATTCAATCGGTCCAGTCGAATCAACCGAAAGAATCATTTACGCATGGGAAAGACAACTTTGAAAACAACAAGAGGTACATTCAACTTCTGAATGCACAGCCCCCGCAAGGGGGCTTTTTTATTCTGTGGGATACTAGGAGCATGGGTATCTTTGACCGTTTCCTTGGCAATAAAGCCGTAGCAAACCCGACACAGGCACTACCACTGCCATTGTCACAGTCCCGTGATGTCTACCTAACCGGCTATGGCTCCGGTCAGCTGCAAACACTCCTGCGCCGTGCGCTTCCAGGTTCTACCAAAGACTGGGCAAGAGTAGCGGGAGACCTTGGGCTAAACGGTATCGTGGCAAGCGCGATCGACTGGTACATCCGGAACTTTCCTCAAGCCACAGTCAAGTACTACCGCCCTGTAGACAGCCAGCAGGCGGAGCCTGTAGAAGACCATCCGGTAATCGCTCTTATGGCGCAACCTGATCCGATGGTCATGGGTTCTTTATTTTGGAGCTGGGTGATTCAAGACTACAAGTTATTCGGCAATACCTACCTGAGAAAGATTAGAAGCACAACCCGTGGTGTTGTGACAGCTTTGCAGTTCCTTCCGCAAGACATGGTGCGCCCTGTCGGTAACGGCATCAACCCGCTAACCCATTATGTCTACACAACGGATGGTAGGTCTTTCGACATCCCGGTATCTGACATCATCCACATTCGGTACGGCAGGGAGCCTTCCGACATCCGCCTTGGGCGTAGCCCGGTAACCGCTGTACTGCGCGAGATTGCAACAGACAACACCGCATCAACGACCGCATGGGGACTGCTGGCTAATGGTGCGATGCCATCGCTCATAGTAGGGCCTGATGCCAAAGACCAGACCGTAGACATCTCAATGGACGATGCACGGCAGGTCAAGCGACAACTTCATGAAGACCTGAGCGGGGACGGTTCAGGCGGTATCGTGGTCATGACCGGAGCATACAAGATGGATAGGGTATCCCTAACGCCATCAGAGCTTGCTTTGGATTCCGTGAGACGTGTTCCTGAGGAGCGTATCTGTTCAGCCCTTGGACTCAACCCCATGGTATTGGGTCTTGGTGCTGGTCTTGAGCGTTCCACCTACAACAACTTTGAGAGGGCACAGCAGGCAGCGTGGGAGGACGGCATGGTTCCTCTCCTGCGTGTCTTGGCTGATGCGATTACCGCTGACCTCCTGCCAGAGTACCCAGAGACTCAGCAGGGTGATTTTGTACAGTATGACCTTGAAGGTGTACGGGCTTTGGCTGATGACCTTTCAGCGGAAGCCGATCGTGCGGAGAAACTGTATAAGGCAGGCATCATTGACCGTGCAGAAGCCAAGCGCATCGCTGGTCTTGAAGCCATCCCAGAAGACGAAGGGCAACTACACCCACAGGCAATCCCGGTACAGACTACCGATGCGCCTATTGCTGAGATCCGCTCATTCGACATGAAGTATCGCCCGACATCCGGCATGAAGGAAGCGGCACAACGTGCCCTTGATTGGAAGGCTGAGGGCTTTGATGGAGGGACGCGGGTAGGACTCGCTCGTGCAAACCAGATTGTAAACGGTGAGCAGTTATCCGAGGATATGATTCTCCGGATGTATTCTTTCTTTTCCCGTCATGAAGTTGATAAGCAGGCTGAAGGATTCAACGCTGGTGAGGATGGTTTCCCTAGTGCCGGGCGCGTAGCTTGGGACTTGTGGGGCGGTGATGCTGGCTTCCGCTGGGCAACATCCAAGCGCAACCAAATGCAGGGCGATGAAGGCAAGAGCCTTGATTGTTGCACCCCGGGGGTGGTGTACAAGTCTCACCC